ATGTATATAAGAGACAGGCTGGATACGATGCAGATTACGGACGGCGGCGAGACCTGCACGCTGGCGGTGGCGGCGGAGAACAAGCTGGTGATCCTGCAGCGGGCCAAGGAAGCGCGCTACACGGACGAGGACCAGAAGGCGCGATATCCGGACGACCGTGGGCTTGAGTTTGTGTCGGGTCTGCAGGACCGCGAGATTGTGTGGGGGCGTGCATGACCGTGACCTTGCGCCGCTTCACCGACTGGCCGGGGCGGTTGTCGGCTTTTCTCGCTGAAAAAGAGCGCGAGGCGTTTGCGTGGGGGCGGAACGATTGTTGTCTGTTCACGGCGGATGCGGTGGCGGCGCTTACGGGGGTTGACCCGGCTGCAGACTGGCGCGGGGCCTATGACAACGAAGACGCGGCGCAGGTGCTGCTGGATGCGGCGGGCGGGCTTGCCAGGCTGGTGACGGCGGCGCTGGGGAGCGACACGCGGCAACTGGTGGGGTTTGCCCGGCGGGGCGACCTTGTGCTGGCGGCGGGCGCTGTGGGCGTGGTGGATGATACCGGGGCGCGGGTGGCGCTGTATGCGCGGGATCGCGGGCTGGTGCGGGCGCCGCTCCGGCTGGCGACGGTGGCGTGGAGGGTTGGGTAGATGCCGCAGGCGATCATCCCGGCAGTGCTGGCAGGTGTGGCCAGTGGTGTGACCGTCACGGGTGTTGGGATTGGGTTTGCGCTGACAACTGCGGGGTTCCTGACCGCTGCTGGCGGGTCGCTGCTGGTGAGCGCGGCCAATATGGTTTTGACAAAAAAGCCAAAATCCAGGGCCAGCGCCGTGAGCGCGGCGGCAGGGATTACGACCACGGTGCGGCAGAGCAACGCGACGCGCACGGTGGTGTATGGGCATATCCGCGTAGGCGGGACGATCCTGTTTGCGGGGAGCACAAACAATAATTCCCACCTGCATCTGGTGGTGGCGCTGGCCGGGCACAAGCTGTTTGCCATTGACGAGATCCTTCTGGATGACATCTCCATCCCGCCGGATGCGATCAACGCGGCGGGCGAGGTGACGACGGGCAAGCTGGCGGGGTATTGCCGGATTGTGAAGCATCTGGGGGACGAGGCGCAGGCGGCGGACGCCTATATGGTGGCGGAGGTGCCGGGATGGACCACGGCGCACAGGCTGCGCGGGATTGCGTATCTGTATATCCGGCTTATCTATAACGCGGATCGTTATCCCAGCGGGTTGCCGAACGTCTCGGCGGTGGTGCGGGGCCGGAAGGTGATGGATACGCGGGACGGGATCCTGCACTACAGCCTGAATCCGGCGCTGATCGTGCGGGATTTTCTCGCAAGTAGCGATTTCGGGTTTGAGGCCGAAGGCGCGATTGATGACGAGAGCGTGTCGGCGGCGGCCAATGTGTGCGACGAGGTGGTGGATACCACGCCGGAGGGCTTTGAGGTCGCGTCCGTCAACCCGTCCCTCAACCGGCTGGTGATGACGGGCGCGAACCTGAAGCTGTGCACGGCGGACCGGGTGCAGGTCTCCAGCACGGGGACGCTGCCCGGCGGGGTGAGCGCGGGCGTTGATTACTATGTGGCTGCGTATCAGTTTCGCGGGACGCCCCAGATCCGGCTGGCGACGACGGTGCAGAACGCGATGAGCGGGATCGTGATTGATCTCACCACCGCCGGATCCGGCGTGATGACGGTGACAAAGACGGGTGAACCACGCTACAGCGCGGCCTGTGTGCTGGAGCGGGACAGCAGCCTGGGCGATAACCTGCTGGCGCTGCTGACCGCGATGGGCGGGCGCGCCGTGTATGCCGGTGGGTTGTGGCGGATTGGCGGGGCGGCCTACGCCACGCCGGTTGTGACGCTGGATGAGAATGATCTGGGCGACGCCCTGACGGTGAGCACGAAGATCCGGCGGAGCGAGCGGTTCAACAGCATCAAAGGTTTATATTACAGCCACATCAACAACTGGCAGAGCGCGGACTACCCGCAGATGACGGACGACGCGGCGGTGGGGCGCGACGGGATCCAGATCGTGCGGGACTATGACCTGCCCGCGACCTTCCGGCCATGGACGGCGCAGCGGCTGGCCAAGGTGGAGCTGAAGAAGGCGGCGCAGGAAATCACGGTTGATGCCGTGTGTAACCTCAAAGCGCTGCAGCTCCAGTGTGGCGACGCGGTGGCGGTGAACAATACCCGGCTGGGGTGGGCGTCCAAGGTGTTTGAGGTGGTGGATCTGGCCTTCACCTACGCCAGCGACCGGCTGGCCGTGCAGTTGACCCTGCGGGAGACGGCGGCGGAGATCTACGACTGGGCCACGGACGAGGAATCGGACACGGATCCGGCACCCAACAGCAACCTGCCCACCGCCTTTGAGGTGGGGGGTGTGACGGGTCTTGGCTTCGGGAGCACCCGCACGAATACGGACGGCGGTGACACCCTCTATGGCATCTATCTCCAGTGGGACGCCCACCCGGACGCGTTTGTGTCGGAGGGTGGGCAGTTCGAGATCCAATACAAGCTGACGGTGGAAGCGTCGTGGCGGCCAAGCCGGTTTGTGAACGGGTCGCTGACGCGCGCGGACATCGCGCAGGCTGAAATCGGAGAAAGCTATGACGTGCGGATCCGGGCCGTGAACGGGATCGGGGTGCGGTCAGACTGGGCGAGCCTCACGGGGGTGATCTCCGGTTCAAGCGGTGGGGTTGGCACAACGGACGACTGGGGCGCTGTGACCGGCGGCGTGACCACGACCGACGACTGGGGCGCTGTGACCGGTAGCGTGACCACAACGGACGACTGGGGAGGGATTTAGAGGTATGACAGCCACACAAACGCGCATCCGGCGCGGGACCGGCAGCGAGGTGCGGGCCGGTGTGCCCGCCAGCAGCGAAATCTGGCACGATACCACCAACAGCCGCCTGCATTTGGGCAACGGCTCCACCGCAGGGGGAATCCTGATCCCGAACCGGGCGGATCTGCAAACGTCGGCCCTTGTGTATAAAGCTGCGGGCGGCACGGCCAACGCCCTGACAGTGACGCTGGATGAGGCCCCGGCGGCCTATGTGGCCGGGATGCGGGTGATCTTCAAGGCGGCCAGCGCGAACACGGGTGCGGCGACGATCAATGTAAACGCACTCGGCATCAAGAACCTCACCCGGCAGGCGGGCGGCACCATCAGCGCGTTGACGGGTGGTGAGATCATCTCCGGCGGCATGTATGAGGTGCTGTATGACGGGTCTCAGTTCCAGCTTGTTGGGCTGGCCCCGCCAGAAGCGGCATCCTCCGGGTTGGATCTGTTGTCCGTGGCTACAGCCAGCGGCAGCGCCTCGCTGGACTTCACGGGGTTAAGTAGCACTTATATCAATTATCTATTTGCGTTTTCAGGCCTTCTGCTGTCGTCCTACAGCGCAATCCTGCACATGCGCTTAAGCCAGGGCGGGAGCTTCAAGGCGGGTGTTGGCGACTATGCGTCGCTTATTGACGGAAAAGTGATCACCGGGACAGATGCGGTGGGGCGGAACGGGTCCACGTCCGTTCTCGATCTTTCCGACAACCTGACGGCGGATTCCTGCCATCACGGCGGTGTTGTGAACCTGTCCGCCCCCGCCGGGAAATACCCGACGATCTGCGGCCAGTCCACCAAGATCCCGGCCAGCGGCGGCGGCAACCTGCAGGCCTTCAATTTCTACGGAGCGCTGGTTGACGCGACCTCGCAGGTGGATGGGGCGCGGTTCTTCCCCTCCGCCGGGACCATCACGAGCGGGACCATCTATTGCTATGGGTTAAGGAGCAGTTTGTGATGAAGCGGACGATCGCCACCCCCGTGGCCGTGCTGGCGCGCGGGAACCCGGAGGAGCTTGAGCGCTACGGCGATCAGGCCCTGACGCCTGATGAGGTGGAGGCGCTGCGCGCCGACGAAGAGGCGTTTGCCGCGCGGCGACAGGATTTGTCCGGATCGCGCATGAAGAAGGACGGAAAAGTTGACATCGAGACGGCGCTGGCCGCCGTGCTGGCGTGGATCGCCACGACCGGCCTTGAGATGACACCCGACCTCGCGGCGGTGGTCGCCGCGTGGACACAGAAACAGGAGGGAAAAGTGCATGGCTGACCAGTTTGAGAGCTTCGCGCGCGGGGTTGAAGCCCCCGCCTACAACGCTTTTGCGATCACCGCATCGAACAGCACAGACCTGTCGTTCGTGACGCGCGGGATCTACACCGGCACGGGCGGGACGCTCGTGTGCATCCTCGCCGGAGACAGCGCGAGCGTGACCTTTGGCGATATTCCCGCCGGGATCATACTGCCACTGCGGGTGAAGCGTGTGCTGGCGGCGGGAACGACCGCAACGGGGTTGGTCGGGCTGTATTAAGGGTTTTAATGGGGGGGGCGTTCAGATGCACATCGGGATGAATAGTATGGCTGGCGCCGGTGGATCTCGTGGCACGGCGGCGGCGTTGCCGACGTTGACCTCCGAGACGGCGGCGCAGATCAATGGCGGGCGGTGAGCACGGGCGCGGTTGACCGTTTTGTTGCCAATCTTGGTGCCGTCGCGCAGTTCAAGCCGGACGTGCTGGACAAGTTCGATCAGGACGCATGGGCCGACAAATACGCGGATATGCTCGGCGTTGACCCTGAGATGATCATCGGAAATGAGCGCGTTGCTGTTATCCGTCAGAATCGCGCACAGGAGCTTCAGGCAGCGCAGCAAATGGCGATGGTCCAGCAGGGCGCAGAGACGGCCAAAACTCTGTCTGGTGCATCCACAGGCGCGGGCGGACAAAACGCCCTCACGGACATCATGGCGGGCTTACAGGGCTACACAGGAGGATAGGACATGACGGCACTCACGGAACAGGCTGGAAAGGCATTCGCGATTACGCCACACGACACGAACGAGATTGCCCCAGTGCCGCGCGCAATCCGTGTCGGCACCGGCTGGACGCTTGTCGGGCGGGCCTTTCTGTCAAGCGTTGACGTGACACTGACGAATGTGGGTGACGGGGAGACGATCCCTGTGCGCTTCTCGCACATCCGTGCGACTGGGACAACGTGCGTCGGAATTGTGGGGCTGACATGAGTATCGGGCTGGGGCTTGGACTTTACCCAAGATTTGACTCTGCGAGAAAATTACCCTACCTAACGCCAAACACAGCCCTGACATTTCCAGAAGTGCTCGCAGGGACGGCCTCCAAGGCCCCTTATGAGACGCTCTACGATTTTGTCTTTGGGACAGATGTAACCCCGACCTCGGGGCAGATCAAAATAGGCTCCATCTCTGACCTCGAACGTTATTTCGAGGAATACGCGAAGTTCAACGGGGCTAACCTGATCTCCGTCATCAATGATGAGGTTCAGCGTTATGCCCGGTTCTCCGACACAGCGTCATTTGTTTTCGGTGCGAACGATCTGAAGCTGACGGCCAATCTTAAAAACAACGTCATCGAGCCGAAGCTGATTACGCGCAGTCCATCGGCGAACGTCACCTACAGCCGCACGATTCCGCTGGCGGACACCTCCGGGCTTGTTGTCGGGCAGGTCGCAGGTTTCGGGCCGACTGTCGGTCCGGGTAACATGCACACGACCTACTCGCTGGCGGTGCGAGGGACCATTGCAAGCGGGGACACGGCGACCGTCACCTTCACGGACGCGAATGCGGCCTTCGGGCCTGTGGTCGTGACGCTCACGGCAGGCGGGGCGGACACCCCTGACACCTTCGCCGATGCCTTCGTCACAGCTATCAATTCTGATGCCTCTCTGTCCGCCGCGAACGTGAAGGCTTACCGCGCGACAGGATGCACCGGAGCCTTCATCATCACAGCCCCCCGTAATTCGGCATCCGCATCGAGTGAGTTCGGAAGCGCAGGCAAGACAAGCCTTCGGTGGCTTTCCGTCGTTCCGACGAAGACGGGGACCATCACGGAGTTCGCTGTCCGAACACGCATGTTCGCCACCTTCATCACGTCGATTGATCCGGGGGTCAGTGTTACCCTGTCTCACCCCGTGACGTTGACAACAAGCCAGCCGGTGACGTTCTCACCGGTGCAGTTCGTGATCCAGAAGACGGACAGCTACAACAGCGCCACGGTGCCGGTGACGGAGACAAGCGGGCTTTCCGTGGGGCAGCTTTGCTTCTTGGGCTATCAGGACAACAACCTGCGGCGGATCACATCAATCAATCCGGGTGTGAGTGTCACGCTGAACGCCAACGTCTGGCTGTCCGCTGGTGCGCTTTGGGCCTTCTATCCCGCATTCTCAACGACCGCGAACGCGGCATCGAGCGGGTCGACTGTAACAATGGCGGCTGTCCCGGCAGGGGTTGAGGTCGGGCATCAGTTTGTTGTCTATTACGCTGCGGACAAGCTAGGGTTCCCCATCTACGTCACCGGGAAGACGGCGACAAGCGTCACCCTCGACACCGCGATCACTGTCACGAACGGGGCCACACTCTTTTTCCTCCCGCCGATCTCCTCCGGGCAATTCTGGACCCGGCGCACCTTCTGTCCCAAGCGGGATGATAGCGAAATCTTGGCCTTTGAGTTGACGGCGACGGCCCCCGCGCAGTCCGCCCTTGGTGGATGGCCTGCTTTTTGGACCTTCGTCAACGCGAAGGATCCTAATGTTCTATCGGCGGAGAGCCAAGGTGTTCCCGAGATTGACTTCATGGACACTTTCGGCTGGTGGAACAATGACACCTTTATGGACGTGAGATCTGGCCAGACAACCACAACAAGCACCCCATATAGCGTCACGACGACGGGGAACAACATCGGCCTTGCGAAGCGGAAGTTTCAAGGGATTTGGTCGAAGAGTGTGTGCTGGTATTACACCGACGACGTGCCGAAAGTTGCGCGAACTGGAGCTTGGGGGAAGAAATACGGCAGTCAGGTTGGTGTCAATCTCGCCTGTGGTGCGACGAGCGTAGCGAACAACAGCCAAGGGCTTTTCCCGATTGATTTCTCGCAATTCCCTATGCCGTTCACCATTGAGCGCTTGCGTATTCTACGGGCCAAGGTGACCTCCACGGAGACGCGGGACAAGCATCTGGTGCTCTGCAACACAGCGCTCCCATCCGGGGTGACGTTCTCGCGGGCCAGCACAGGGACGGACCTTGTTAACGGCGCCGGGAATACGTTTGCCATTGATGCTGCACGGGTAACTCCGCAAAACGGATTATTAATCGAAGGTCAGAGCACCAATTACGTCACTGCTAATTCTGTAGTCGTTACTACAGGAGCTACTGGTGCGTCACTGACAGCAGGACAGGCAGATATTTTTGGTGGGACTACAGCTGTAAGATTAAATGAAGGGACTTGCTCAGGTTTTAAAAGCTTAGACCACAATTTTGTTCCTCAGACAATCGGAAATGTAAATACTTGGAGCGCTGTTGTAAAGGCCGGAACCGGTACTAGGTGTCAATTACATGGTGATTCAGTTGCTGCCGCAAGCCTTTACGCTAATTTCCTATTGACCGGTAGTGGAAGCGTTACAGCGCACAATTGTATGAATGCCGGTATTTACAGTATAGGAGGTGGATGGTATCGCATCTGGGCAACCTATACAGTTGTAGCAACGTCTGCTTCATCCCAATCCTTACGAGTTGCTATGATTAATTCTGGGACAGCAACGAGATTACAAAATTATACCGGTATAGGTTTAAATATCTATGTCTCACATCCTCAACTTGAGATGATTAAAAAATATGGTCCAACCTCTATCATTCCAACAACAACTGCTTCAGTTACTCGTGCGGCAGATGTTGTGTCCCTTACGACTCCGGGAAACATTCCCTATGCATCAGGGACGATGCGGCTCCTTTTCTGTATGCCTCTTATGTGGGATAGCGCTGGGAGCAATCCTGTTGTCTTGACGGCGACGAACGCCGCCAGTGAAACACTATCCGTCGCAATCGAGGCGAGCACCGGGAAACTGCTAATCTCGTCAACAGGCCTTGTGGACAATGCTTCGCTGCTTTCGGCCTCTGCACTCACGGCCGGTAGCGTGGTCTGTGTAGCGTTCCACTGGGGGACGAATGATTGGGCCATGAGCGTCAATGGCGCGGCTGTCGTGACGGATACGGTGGTGAGTGCCTTTGACAGCGCCTTCACCTCGGCTGTCTTTTCCTCAAGCCTGAACAGCTACCTCTATGAGTTCAAAGTCTGGCCGGATGTCAAGACAAACTACGAGTTAACGGTTATGGCGGAGTGATGGAGATGAAACGTCTTTGGCTTTTGATCCCCGACACGCTGGACTTTGGCGAGCTTCCGCCGGAGCAGCAAGTCGCCATTAACAGCGTTTTTGGTCAGTATGTGAAGCCCATGCCGGGAACCGTGCCTTTCGAGGGGTTGGTGATTTGCGACGCGCTCGTTACGGATGAGTTTGACGAGCCGACGATGCGTGAGCGCGGGATTGATTGGCCTATTGTTGGGCAGTGGATGCAGGACGGGACTGTGTTAACGCCGCCGGATACGCAAGCTCTGCGGGCGCGTGTGCCGGATGCCCCGGACACGCTGATTGAGCCACACAGTTTTGCGGGATGGCCTGGAGTTTTGGAGGTTACGCCATGACACCTGCCGCGATGCTCTTGGACATTGTTGAGCGCACGGACAAGCCGTTACGCTGGATAGCTAAGCGTATCGGAGCGCATCCGTTTCAGGTGCGCTACTGGGAGGCCGGGCACGAAACCATGGCGCCGGATATGAAGCGGCGCATTCAGGCGCTCTGGAGGGGTGTGCAATGACACCAGATGAGCGGGATCGGTTGGTGCGAGTAGAGGTGCTGGCGGAGCAGAATGCCAAGGACGTGGCGACGTTGCGGGTGCAGATGAGTGAGATAAATGGGAAACTGGACGCTATCCTGACCACGCTCAGTTTGTCAAAGGGGGCATATCGGGCCTTGATCATCGTTGGATCGGTCGGGGCTGCCGTGACGACGATGCTCGGTGGGGCCTTCGCGTGGCTGATGGGGGTTGTGAAATGACCCACATCACGCTCTCACCCGCTGAAACCGAGGCGCTGGACGCCGTGGTGAAGGCATGGGGCTTCAGGTCGGCGGAGGGTGCCATTGGGTTCATGATCGGGGTGCTGACGCTGACCCGCCCCGGCACCCTGCTCAAGGACACCGGGGAGGAATACAAAGCCCTCTGGCCCAGGGAGACGACGGCATGACGCGGCACCCGCGACGGAAGCAATCTCTGTTGCGGGTGTTCGAGGATCAGTCGGGGCGGTGTAGCTACTGCGGGGTTAATATGACGCTTTCTTTGGGCCAGCCGAACACGGCAACACGGGATCACGTTGTCCCGCGATCGGCGGGAGGACCTACAGAAGCGTGGAATATCGTGGCGGCTTGCTCTTGCTGCAATTCGCGCAAGGGCGACAAGCCGCTGGTTGAGTGGTTGTGCATCATCACGGGCGGGCGTCCCTACGCTCACCCCATGGCAGGGAGGATCAGGCATGACTTGCGCTCAAGGGTGGGGTGAGACTGATGACACGGTGGCTCCTCCGCCGGATTTCATTGGGCCGGAGGCGGCGCGGTGCCTGTCGCGCATCTTCCACGGCATGGCGATGCACTTCGCCGAGGGCAAAACCGTCGAGGCGTTCCAGATGCTCGCGGCGGTGCAGAAGGACCTGAAGCAGAGGGAGAAGGCACATGCGCCTGTCTGTCGTTGAAGGCTCGCAATGGCCGTGGATTGAGACATGGGCCTCCGTGTCCCACTGGGGGATGTTCCTGATTTGGTGGAGCGACTGATGATTCTCTGTGACGCCGAGATCCGGGCACTGGACCAAGCCGGGATGATCTCCCCCTTTGTCGAAAGCCAGAAGGGCAAGGGCATCGGGCAGATGCTCTTCTTCCGAGGGAACCCGTGCGAGGTGTCCTACAAAGACAGGGGCGGGAAGTATCAAGGGCAGACCGGCATCACAGAAGCGCAGGTGCGGGCATGACGACAACAGAAGCGCCGCGCACAAATGCTAACGGTATCGCGCTGATCAAGCGGTTTGAGGGCCTGCGCCTGAAAGCCTACCTATGCCCGGCTGGTGTCTGGACCATCGGCTACGGTCACACAGGCCCGGACGTGAAGAAGGGCATGACCATCACAGAGGACGAAGCAGAGCGCCTGTTGCGGGAGGATCTGCGGAGGTTTGAAATCGGTGTCTGGAAGGCTATCAAGGGCACGCCACTGAACTCCAACCGCTTCTCCGCGCTGGTGTCGCTGGCCTATAACATCGGCCTTGGCGCGTTCAGCAAGTCCAGCCTTCTGAAGTCTATATTGCGCGGGGATATGGGAGACGTGCCTTTTGAAATGGCCGCTTGGAACAAGGCAAATGGCAAAGTGCTGCCGGGCCTTGTGACACGTCGGTTGGCCGAGGCAAACCTCTGGAACAGGGGATACCCGAATGAAACGGCCTGACTGGACCGACCGGCGCAGGTGGAGCAATGGCATCCTGCTGTTCACGGCGGGCGTCGTGACGTATGCAATCGTGTGGCACCCGCTGGCGCCTGCTGGGAGCCTGATCGCGACAACCGTTGAGGCACTTGTGACGGCCTGTGTGTTCGTGGTGACTGGCTACACCGTCGGGCGACTGGCCCAGAACCACAAATCGCTGAAAGGGGGCGACGATGGGAAGTCCGAGTGAGCTAGAGCGGGAGGCGCAGGGCAAACATTATGTCCCGCAGACGGAGTTTGGACGGAAGCTCCTGAAGCTGCGGGAGGAGGCTATCGCGAAAGGCATGAAGCTGCTCACCGAAGATGAGATCCTCGCGGAGATCCGCAGTCGGCGGGGTGAAGACGAGTGCCACTGCGGGGCTGTGGAGTGCCAGTGTCACCGGATTGGGCTTGCCGACATGTCGAAAGATTTAACATGTTCTGAAAACGTGTCGAGAAAAGACGATAAAACAAACACGTCCGCCCTCGCGGAACAGGTCGGCGGTGACCACTACAAGAACCTCGCCATTCAGCCGGTGGAGTATATCCACAAAAACAAGATCCCCTTCATCGAGGGCAGCGTCGTGAAATACGTCACCCGGTGGCGGGAGAAGGGCGGCGTTGCTGATCTTGAGAAGGCACGTCACTTTCTCGACATGTTGATCGAAATGGAGACCACGAAATGAAGAAACCGCAAACGAAGGGTGCCCAGTGGTTTCCTCCTATGGAGCGCGATGGCGACGTTACGCTTGGATCTGGGGATCGTCAGACGATTGAGGTCACATGCGTCTAGCGCGGAACGTGGACTGGGCTGCTTGACGCAAACGGGAACGAGATCCACCGTGAGGGTTTTCGTATGGGGTTTCAGATATGAAGTGTTACCGCCGGACTGGTGACTTGCGTCGTTCCTCACAGGGCGCAGCGCCCCTGCTCAGTATGACCAGCCAGGCACATTCTGTATACCGATGGTTCAGAATGCTGAACTACCTCCGGCAAAGTCTGAAGAACCCGGTCCTCAGATGACCCATTGGAACCAAGTAACAGGAGAACACTAACATGATCATGACAGGAGTGCAATATGCTCTCAATGCTCTGGCGACTGCTCGCGCTGAAGCCGGGATCTGTTATTGCGGCTGTCGCCCTTGCCAGTGCGCTGCTCTGGGCTTCACTTTTAACGCACAGGCTCGACGCCTGCCGCAGCCAGAACAGCGTCCTGATGCAGCGGATAGCTATGTTCGAGGCCGCCGAGGCGGCGCAGGCCCGCACAATGGAGGCGTCCCGTGCGCTCCAAGACCTGTCTCTTATTACACATC